GGTCGGCCTCGATCTACCTGCCGGACTCACCGGGCAACCCCACACCAGGCAAACACTACCTGCGCCATATCGGCTTTCTGGGCGCCATGCCGCCGGCCATCAAGGGCATTCCCGATGCCGCGCTGGAGTTCGCCGAGGACGATGATGCGCTGGCGGTTGAGTTTGCCGAGGCCCCGTATGCGTTCACGGCAATCGCCGACATCCTGCGCCGCCTCCGCGATGTGTTCGTCGAGCGCGATGGCGCCGAGCAGGCCGAGCTGATCATCCCCCAGTGGCAGATCAAGTCCATTGAGGAGAGCGCCCGCAACAGCGCCGAGCGTGACGTTGCGTTCTCCGAGTCAGAACAAACCAACAGTGATACCCCAACCCCTGAAGGTGTTGACGGTACTGCAGCATCAGCCGCTGCAGCACCAGAGCCGGGCAACGACGGCGCGTCGGCGGCTGATGCCGGCGCAGCTGCCACCGAGGAGCCAGCCATGGCCGACGATGATCGCGAAACACAGCTCGCCGAGCGTGAGCGCAAGGTGGCCGAGGGTGAGGCGCGTATTGCCGCAGCCCAGGCTGAAGAGAAGGAAAAGGAAGCGGCCGAGTTTGCCGAGGGGCTGGTTGCCTCCGGCCAGCTGCTGCCGCGTCAGAAAGCGCGAGTCGTCTCGCTGCTGCTGAACCTGCCCACCGACACCCCGCTGGAGTTTGCCGAGGGCGAGCAGACCATCAGCGAGCCGGCAGACAAACTGCTGCGCGGGTTGCTGAGCGATCTGCCCAAGCAGGTGGACTTCGCCGAGAAGTCCGGCGGCGGCGACATCGTCGACGACCAGGACGCCAACGCTATTGCCGCCCGCGCAAAAGCGTATCAATCCGAGCAACGCCAGGCTGGCAACAACATCAGCATCAGCCAGGCAGTCAACCACGTAACCAAGGGAGCCTAACCGGCTATGAACATTCCCGGACTCATTACCCCGTTCACCGCCACCGCCGCCATTGGTGCGTACCTGATTGCCGCTCACGGCGCTGCCGATGGTGCGGCCGTACAGGCCGATGACGGCAGCACCATGATGCTGGGCGTTACCACCGACATTCCGGCCGCCGCTGGCGAGACCGTGGACGTTGTGCGCAGCGGCCCGGCCAGCGTGACCTTCGGTGGCAACGTGACCCGAGGCGCTCCGCTGACCGCTGATGCCAATGGCCGTGCCATTGCCGTGGCGCTGCCGGCAGAAGCGGACACTTTCATTGTTGGGTACGCCGAGGTCTCGGGCGTGGCAGGCGACATTGCGTCCGCCTTGATCGCGCCTGGCTTCATTCCGGCGACTGCCCCTTAACCGGCCCCGGCCACATCAGGAGTACCTGACATGAGTAATGCCCCGTTCCCTATTAACCCGGCGCTCACTGCCATTGCCATTGCGTACCGCAACACCCGGCTGATTGCCGATCAGGTGCTGCCGCGCGTGCCGGTGGGCGCGCAGGAGTTCAAGTACCTCAAGCACGACCTGGCTGAAGGCTTCACGGTGCCGGATACCAAAGTTGGCCGTAAGTCGCGTATCAACCAGGTGGACTTCTCAGCCACCGAAGAAACCGGTGCAACCCAAGACCACGGTCTGGAATCCCCGGTACCGCAGCGCGATATCGACAACGCGCCGCCGAACTACGACCCGCTGGGCAGGGCTACGGAGCAGACCACCAACCTGATCCTGCTGGATCGTGAGGTGCGTGCCTCCAATGCGGTTTTCAATGCCGCCAACTATGCGGCGGGCAACAAAACCACGCTCTCGGGCACCAGCCAGTGGAGCCATGAGGACAGCAACCCGCTGACCGCGATTGCCGATGCGCTGGATAGCGTGGTGATGCGCCCGACCATTGGCGTGCTAGGCCGTGCGGTATCCACCAAGCTGCGTCGTCACCCCAAGGTGGTTAAAGCCTTCAATGGCACCCTGGGTGATGAGGGCATGGTGCCGCTGCAGTGGCTGGCCGAGATCCTGGAGCTGGAAGCCATTTTGGTCGGTGAGGCGCGCCTGAACATCGCCCGTCCTGGTCAAGCCGCCAACCTGTCGCGCGTGTGGGGTAACCATGCCTCATTCATCTACCGCGACGAGCTGGCTGACGCCAACAACGGCACCACCTTTGGTTTCACTGCCGAGTTTGGTGGCCGCATCGCGACGTCCTCGTTCGACAAGAACATCGGGCTGCGCGGCGGGCAGATGGTACGCGTTGGTGAGTCGGTTAAAGAGCTGATCACCGCGCCTGACCTTGGCTACTTCTTCGAGAACGCCATCAGCTAAACGGCTGACCAACCCACCCTTTGACCGGGCGGCAACTGCCGCCCCTGGGAGATCAACATGGCAGCGAAGAAAGCCACCGCAAAACCGACTGAGCCAGTCGAGAAGGAAGCCGCAGGCGCTATCCAGCAGGATGCGCCCGTTGCCGATCCGGCCGACGCTCAAGCGGCACCAGCACCAGAAGCACCTGCTGCAGACGACAAGCCGGTCACCGATCCGGTACCGCCGGCACCGGAGCAGAACCAAGCCAACGACGAGCAAGCCGAGACCGTTGTCTTGGTAGTGAACCGTGAGCGCCTGGAGCATGACGGTTTGCCGTATGGCATGGGTGACTCCATCGAGCTGACCTATGACCAGGCTAAACCGCTGCTGGCCATCGGCGCTGTTCAATTTGGCGGTGACGACTGATGGACAACCAGCACCGCAAGGTCTCCGGCTACCGCGAGTTGAACCAGGACGAAATTGACCTGATGAATCGCATCAAGGCCAAGGGCGCGGAACTGTTGCAGCTGCAGGCTGAGCTTGAGCAGGCACTGATGCAACAGGTCCGCATCAAGGCTGCAAATGCCCTTGAGAACACCAGTGACCATGCCGAGTATGAGCGCTTCTGTTCAGCCGAGCCACTGCGCTGGGCTTCCATTGGCAAAACCGACATCCAAACGGGCTTGATGGCGCTGGTTCGTGCTGTCGCTCAACCGGCAGGAGTCTGACGTGGCCTATATCACCCTCACTCAGTTGGCCGACCGGCCGGGTGCTGTCGAGCTGGCCCAGGTGGCCACGCCCCGGCAGTACCGGCAGGTGGATGCCGAGCTGCTCGATGCGCTGCTGCGCGGGCAGGATCTGGCCGCCTGGCCAGCTGATGAGGTGGCCATTGCCGAGGCAACCAAGGCCGTGATCGAGGATGCCCTGGCCAATGCTGAAGCAACCATCAACGGCTACCTGGCACGGCGTGGGTACAGCCTGCCGCTGGCCACCGAGTTTCCGATTGTGACGGGCTGGGCGCGGTCGATTGCCCGCTACCACCTGCACAAGGACCGTATCAGCGGCGAGCAGAATGACCCGATTGTGCGCGACTACCGCGATGCGCTGAAGTTTTTGCAGCAGGTCGCCAGCGGCCAGTTCAGCCTGGGAGCCGATGACCCGCTGACGCCGACCACCAGCGGCGCGCCGATTGTCTCGGCCCCGCCGCGCACCTTCAGCCACGACACGCTGAAGGGCTTTTGAGTATGAGTCAGCCGTTCGACATTCAAATGGTGATCGACAGGCTGCGGTCAGTCGAGCAGCTGCAAAGCGTACAGGGTGCATCGGAATACGCCGCTGTCACCAGCATCAAGGATTTCAGGACGCCGTGCGCCTACGTCGTGTTGCTGGATGAGCGCGCTGACGATGCCCTAACCAAGCCAGGTGGGCGGCAGCGCGCGATAGTCAGCTTTGGCGTGATGGTTGCGGCGCGCAACTACGGGGACCAGCGAGGCGAGAAAACAACCGCCGAGACACGTCCCCTGCTGGGCGCAATCCGCGCGCGCCTGATGGGCTGGACGCCGGAGGTGCCAGGCGCACGGCCGGTTCAATGGTCGCGGGGTGCCGTGCTGGATTACGACCACAGCACGCTGCTCTGGACCGAGGTGTATACAACGCAACATTTCATAGGGGGTGCCCCGTGACCGACAAGAAGCAACCGCAGCAGCAGCTGGAAGAAGTTGTGCTGCTCAAGCCACATACCCATAAGGGGCGCCAGTGCGCCGTTGGCGACAAGATCGACGTCAACGCCCGCCAGAAAAGCTGGCTCATGTCCCTGGGCAAGGTAGCTACCGATGAACCTGCCGCGCCTGCTGTTAAGCCCGCGCCGGCTAAAGCCAACAAGGAGTAACCCATGAGCCTGTTTAGCTTTCAAGGCAAGATCTGGCTGGCCGAGCGCTCAGCTGTCGGCATGCCTCTGGCGTTCACCTGGTTGGGCAACGCGCCGCAGCTGCAGCTGCAGATCAACACCACCAACACCGATAAGACCGACTCGTTCTCGGGCAACCGCCTGCAGATCGGTCGCCTGGCCGGTGCCAAGACGGTCAATATCAATATCACCTTGGACGAGTGGACGCTGCACAACATCGCGATGGCGTTCTATGCCCAGCAGGTGGCCGTTACCGGCGACGATGTGACCGGCGAGGAGCTGCCAATGCCCCTGGCGCCCGGCGACGTCATTCGGCTGAATGAGCGTTTTATCAGCTCTTTGGTGCTGGACAACGGTGGGACGCCGCTGGTGCTGGATACCGACTACCGCATCGAGTCAGCCCCCGCCGGTTTGGTTGAGATGCTGACCGCGCAGGCGTCGCAGATCGAGGCGGATTACAGCTACGGCAACGCCGTTTCAATGGCCCTGTTCTCCGAGCAGCCCAAGGAGCGCTGGCTGATGTTTGACGGCATCAATACCGAGAACGGCGAACGGACGGTGTTCG